CCAACTTACGCGAGTAAGAACAACAGATGAACCAATTCCACCTACAGTATAAACGCCATTGTTAAATGCACCACCTGAACCACCTGTTACTGAATCTTTTACCAAGATAGTATCACCATTCACATAAGTTATTCCGTCATGTGTAAAGGTAGTTCCACCAAGAGTTATCGTAGTAGCTGTTTGAGCTGTTGCAGTTAAAATAGCAGTAGTTGCACCTCTAACTGAACCTTTCCTAAGTCCTGCTACTGCATTAGCAATAGCTGTATTTACAAATGTAACGTTAGTAACGTCAGTACCAGCAGAAGGAGTTCCGTTTAATGTAATATTATTGCTGAATGTCCATGTACCAGATACAGTTTCATTATCTGATAATACGGCTACTAAAGAACCAACATCTAAAGTTGGATTACCTGAAATACCATCTCCATTTGTAACCACAATTTTATTAGTAGTTCCAGTAATAGTTCTAGTAGCCCAAGTGTCGGTAGCTGTTCTTACAGCAATACCATTTGAAGCCAATCCTTCCACAGCAGCTAAATCATTAGCTAATGTAAAAGTAGGATTACCAGCTACACCATCATTATTTGAAATAGTGATACCAGCAGCAGGAGCTGTTAAAGATCTACCAGTAAATGTATCTGCTGCTGTTTGAACAAGAAATCCATTTGTATTATACGCTGCTAATGAATTAAGTGTAGTATCTAATGTAATATTTGTTCTTGTATTACCAGCATCATCTGAAGCGGTTATACCAGCTCCAACAAAGTTAAATTTCGTTCTGGCTGTAAGAGGAGTACCCTCTTCTTGTATTTCTGCGTAGCCTCCTGCTCCAGCCGAAGCATTAAGCGTTGTTCCTGAAATAGAAAGATTCGTACCTATAGTTAACCATGCCACCGCAGTAGCTGAGTCGTCATAGAATGGAATAACGTCTGCTCCTGGTGTTGGGGCTATGATAGCGAAATCATTTGATGTATTTGAAGCTATAATCGACCCAGGAACTGTAGTTGGTTCTAGCTGTTTTAATTTTACTTTTGTTTGTGCCATTTGGTTAAATATGGTATAAAGCTGTTACTTTGTCAGAAGAAACCAACGCTGGTCCTACGACTGTTATAACATTACTACTGATAGTATAATCGTCTGTTATGACTTGATATACACCATTACGATATAAAGTTAACGGAGCATACGATACTGGAGTTGAGGCTAAAGTAATAGTACTACCAGTTATCCCTGTTTGTGTTTCTACTATTGGAGAAACTGAAACATAGGTTGTACCGTTATGGATTAGCATATCTCCCAGAGAACCTCCAGGTAAAGATCCTCCACCAGCTGGTTGCCATGAAGGTAAGCCCGCACCTGAAACAGTTAAAACCTCTCCAGTTGAACCAATACCCAATCTGCCTAGAGATCCTGAACTTGTTCTATGCAAAATGTCTCCAGTTGCATCAGAACCCATTTCAATACGAACTGTTCCAACTACTACTAGTTGGTCTGTTCCTACCGCAAATGTTCCTATCCCCATTGGAGATTCAACATGCACTACACCTCCTGGTGATAATGTGATATTACCGCCACCAGAATCTAAGACATAGCCGCCTCCACGAGAAATTCCAACTCCATCTATTTGTAATGGGTCAAGCCCCGCTCCAAAGAAGACGGCTCCTTGGTCAGATACACGGAACACAGGATTACCTGTTGAATCACTGTGTACGTACCCACTAAATAGAACGCTTGTAGACGTCCCTTGAGTACTAAGAATTGTTCCAATTGGAACAGATCCTTGGTTAATAGCTACTCCGACACCATCATATAAGAATAGATTACTGCCATCAATGGTGTTTGTACCTGTCCAATATGTTACTTGTACTGGAGAACCATTACCAATTACATTGCCTCCGCTTGTTGTTGAAGCTATGGTAAGTGTATTAGCTGCATCATTATATGTTAGCGTTATACCCGCACCCTCAACAAGTAGAGCATTAACTCTATCGTCTATAGTTTCCTCAAGATCTAAAATCTGGCCCACACCTATCAATACTGGATAAGAAGAGACAGAAGTGAGCTGTCCTTGAGAATTGACAATAAATGACGGTATATTACTACCATCTCCGTATGAACCAGCGACAACACCAGTATCTTGTATTCCAAGAGTTCTTGTCGTTGTTAGATCGCCGCCACCAGTCATACCTGTACCGGCAAGAATGGATACTGCGGTGTGATCTATGTGTTCATTTGCAGAGTAATTTAAAAGAAGATCGTGATCTATTGCATTTACAATGACAGCAGCTGAAAATGTGCCCGACGGATCATTATAGGTAAAATTAATTGTGCTTGTGTCTAACCAATTATTACCTATTGCGTCTTGCGCCATTTCATCCGTGTAAGCAGTAACTGATGAGCTAATCTGTAAGGAATTAGTAACATCATTATAAGTGACTGTTATTCCAGTTCCTCCGGATATAAGGCTAGCAACTTCATCCTGAATAAATTCTTCAAGATCAGAAACTTGGGCTGGATCTATGACGATTGGCATTGCTGCTACAGCAGTTAATCTGCCTTGAGCATCAACATCTATACTCGGAACAACAGAACCATTTCCATATGTGCCCGCTACAACACCGGTATTTGTTAGAGATAGTGTCCTTGTTGCGGTTAAATCTCCACCACCGGATAATCCGGTACCAGAAAGTATTGATACAGTACTATGGTCAATATGCTCATTTGCTACGTAATTTAATAGCTGGTCGTGGTCTATTGCCCCTAAATTAATTGTGGCTGTTATTGAGGGCGCATTATCATCATAAGTAAAAGTTATTGTTGATGAATTAACAAATAGGTTACTTACAGTGTCTTCAACATCCTCAATAGTTATGGAGGAGCCACCTCCCCCTAATTCGGTAATGACTAGCTTTATCGCTTGGTAGAGATTAACTGAGTCATTATACAAGACAAGTCCAGCAGAGGCCGGATATATGTTATTTTTTTTCCTGGAAACATTAATAGGTATATCCAGGTCCTTAATTTTATCAATTGTTAACATCTTAGGGTCTGAATAAAGAGCACTCGGAGTAAAGAAAAAGGGAGACGAGGCGGCTAGCGTCCCATCTCCCTTTGATTTCATAACCTACACGAGAGTCAATACAGACGGATTGCCAGTTGAAGGCAACCAAGAGTTTAACGCCGTGTCAAGAAGAGCAATAACTGGATGAGGTGTGGTACCAGTAGAATACCTAGGTATCAACACTATCTCACGTTTTGGTCCATAAGCAGAATGATGGAAATCATTGTTCTGCAAATCACCGTGGTGGATAACATAAGTAACATATTGCTGGGCAACTTCTACTGGAGAAGGGAAGGTGATAACCGGATCAACAGTATGATTTTGCTCGTACTTACGTTGGCCATCAGTAGCTTTATACCAAAGATCCAAAACGCGACCATACCCTTGTCCTTCATCAGGACGTACAGCTTCTACGTTAGAAACAGTTTGGTAGTTGAAACCAGCTGGAAGTTTCACGTCCATGTTTACCTTTACCTGTGGGATCTTATCAGAATAAGCCATTGAATGGTCAAGAGCTAATAGGATAAGGCCAGTAGCCGTACCACCTACGTTTGTTCCTGCATTAGCAAGATCAATAGTGAATACGTGTGTAAAGCTAGAAGCAGTTGCTGCAGCATTCAAAGAAGCCAACATTTCTGCTGACAAAGTGATTGAACGAACAACACCACGATAGTTAAATACTGCAAGAGTATCACCAGCAACTAGTGAAGAAATAGCAACACCGGCAGCAGCACCACCTGGTCCTGAAAGAGCTTCACCAACAGCCAAAGCTACAACTGGAGAAGTTCCCCTGTAACGATTGTAAGCCAAGAAAGCAGCAGAATTACGATTCACTTCGTAGCCAAATTGAGTTACAATCCAGTCAATAGGAAGTGGATAGGTAGCTGCCAAGTCTGTGAAGTTTGGAGTTACTTTAGAGATAGTTAAAGTATTAGCCAGTACACTTGTTGCCATCATCTCATCATAGCGACGAGAACGGAAGCCAATAGACAGGCGATATTCTGTTTCATCTAAAACGTTGATGTCACCAGAAGTAGCCGCAGTAGGTACGCCTACTACCCAAGCATTATGAGCAGCAAGACGAAATGCTTGCTTTGTTACAAGTATGTTATTGTTTCTTCCATCAATATCGTGGGAAGTTTCCAAAGACCGAACCCACAGCGGATAATTAGCAGTGGATCCGTTGACATTACTTGAATAAGGGGTACCTTGAACAATGCGTATAACAGCATTTTCAGCCAAAGTTGGGGTTGCGTCCATAAAAGAATTGAGAGCAACAGTACCGAAAGAAGAAGCTGCAACGATACCAATTTGACCATCAGCAAGATTTACGTTGCCAGTAGTTGAATTAGAGAGTGTACCAGTTACAGGTACAGTTGTTGAGCTGCTTTTTGCAACGATGAATTTTTCAACGCCGCGTTTATTTGAGTTGGTCGGGATCATTTTTTATATATTATTCATGTATTAGTGTCTTTTGGTCTCGAACACTAATGTATTCTGGATTCTCAATATTCCTAGCAGCTAATTGGCAAGCAATATCCACTATTTCCAAGTGTGTATGCTCTGCTGTTTCAAAACTTTTTGCCGGATATACTAAGCCATCCATGTAAGTATAAGTCCCTAAAGAGACTTTTGATGGAAGTTTTACATACTCAAGGGCTACCGAAGTAACTACTTGTGTTGTATAAAGATACATGGAAGAACCTGTATTAGTAGAGTTTCTTCCAAAATTGTACGGAATTGAAACTTTCGAAGCCTTATTAAAGGGGTCTCGTAGCGTCTCATTAAAGTCATCATGTTGGGTGAACTTTAAATTAACTCTTCGAGTGCAGTCTTCGCTTTCTTCAACTAATGCGTACGCATTTACTAAAAAAAGATAGGGTAGTACTGTCTTTGTCAAATCTACTTCATAGAGCCCTGTTGATATTTCAACAGGAGTCATATGAGGTTGAAGAGGATATTTAACTACTAAGTTAGCAAGGTCATCAATTCTTTTTTGAGAAGTTTCGAAGCCCGCTTTCTTAGAGTTGTTTAACCCCATTCTTTGCTTTATAAAAATTAACTGTGCTTCATTTAGAAGCAAGTCTATTTCTAAGGGATTTAAGTCTGGATTTGCTAAAGAATCTACTCTATCCATATTTAGTTTAAAGTGGTAGTGTAGTTCTTTTATTGATGCCATTAGCCTTTTTTGGCTTTAATTTGATTTCGTAGTTCTTCTATTTCGTCCAATTTCTTTGGATTTAATAAGAAGTCAACGGCCTCGGAGTATTTATCTCCAATTACAAGAGTAGCCCCACTTTCGCGTATCCATGTCCAAATATCTTGTTTAGCATAGACAATTCGAAGATTCTGAGCCTGTTTCAATAAGTACATAGTTTCAAATCTAACCTTTCCTTCGGCGCTCTTTAAGAGGTCGCAGTAGTGGTTAAATTTTTCTAGATTAGTATTTGTGCTACTAGCGTTTTCTATGTAATCAAATAAGAAATTAAATGATTGTTCAGCCGATAGCTTATCAGTAGAATTAGATATATCTAATAATACCAAAATTTTAGCTCTGGTTGTTTCATTCATTCCTGAAGCAGCGAGGGCAGAAACAGCATTAGCTTTTGCCTTTGCTCTTTGATACTTTAGAGCATCGCTTTCATTTTCAAGTGCAATATAATGAGTAGCTTTTGGCCACCTATGTTCTCGCCACTCCCTTTCCGAGTTGGCAACTTTTGAAGAAGCTAATAGGACATAGTATCCTATTTCGTCATCCATCTTATCTAAATCAAAAACAGTGGTGCCATCTAGCAGGGGCCAAGACTTATTGTAATAATAACCTAGATCTCTTCCGTCTCCCTTGTAATTTGCTTCGACAAGTTTATTTGAAAAAAAGTCTTTTGGCTTATTCCACTTTGTTTCTAGATAGGTTTGCAATAAAATAGGATTACCATCCTTATCTAGTTCGGCCTTCCCCGTAGCAGGGTCTATCTTATAATTGTAGGAGATAAAGTTAGCCAATCCCCCAACCTTAGCTGAGGGAAGGGCTACCAATATGTCTTGTGAACGTCCTACTTTTGTTTTCTTGAGCTTTAACCCTGAGGTTTCTGAAACCCAATCCGATATTCCAGAAGTTGTAGCTCTTGGAATAGACATTACAAATACTAATTTTGACATTTAATTTTCCTTTTATTTGCATTAAACAAAAAGTCTGATCTCCTGTGGAGACCATATTATAATTTCTTTATTAAGAAGAGTTTAGTTAGTGCTAGTGTTGCATTCAATAACAATACAGGAAAGGTTATGGATGTAAGTATCGTAGCTAGTTGGGCTGCATTTGTTGTTGCTATCAGCCCTCTCAGTGACTGCATCTCCCAAAAAGAGAGCGTTTTAGTATTACCCAAGCTTAAGAGTTTCTCCTGCAACAAGAACACTGTACTAATCGAGCTCAGTGTCACCACTATTGCGTTGAGTATTTCCATTTATTGTTAAGTATTTTTGCAATACCACCTCAGTATTAGCTATTAAAAAGTTAATAACTTTCATTGAAACTAATCCTAGAACAAACCCAACACCAGATGAAAATTTATTATCTAGTCCAAGGTAATGTTCTGTTAGTGGGTGTAAATAAGCAGCCGTAGAGGCTCCTCCTATTATCAATAGAAGCGCTCTCATAAACGAGAGTTTTGTCTCATATGTTAATGAGACAATACCCCCAATTAATCCTGCCACTAGAACCGACAACTTTATACCAAGTTGGGCTTCTAAATTCATACTATCCTTCGAAATCTGTGATGAGCTCTCCGCAAGAAGTTACATCACGAATGATGGCACCTAAAGTACCCTCAATGTGAACACTGTAACCAGCTTTAGCTGTTACCGCGAATCCTTTTCCTGTAATTGGGCCCATTGGAGTAACGGATCCAGGTACATAGAAGTAACGGAAAGTATCTTTTACTTTCAAGAGTTCAAGATTCTTGCCAAGTCCTTGTGCTGTTTCAACACCGCGACCTTCAATATTCAAGAAAGTCATACGAGCTGAATCAATAGGCATATTTGGATAAAGCGGGTGCATACGTTTGCAATACTGCAAAGAATCGTACATTGGATTGTGTACAAGACGAATCTTGATTCCAAGTGGCCCTGTGTATTCTACAAATTGAGCGCCATAAGCAAGACCAGGAGTAGAAGAACCAGGATTAGAAGCAGAACGTACGAAGTGTGAATCAACGGTCAAGAAACCATTAGCAACAGCGACAAGTGCGTTGTGGAACAGTAGCTGACCAAGTTGTCCCGTCCATATTATTAACTCATTATCTCTAATGAGATTAGACTATATCATCGTCCGCTTTTTTAAGTTGGGACGCCTTTCGTTTAGTCGTTGAGATGCTATAATTCAATTTCATATCTAAAAATTTTGAGTACTTTCGATCAAGGTGCACAGTTGAGTCTTTGTAAAGAAAGTTTTCCAAGTCCAATAAATCATTTTGGCTAAAATATTCTATGCGCGAAATTCCGTTATGTTTTGTTGTTCGGATTTTTGATGCTTTAACTGGGCACACCTCTTGAATTCAATTCAATAATCATGTGTAACCAATAAAGCTTGCATAGTAATAATATTGTTTACCACCGTGACTTTTATGATTGTAAATAGACCCATCACCATCAAATACTCCACGAATAAAATGCGAATACATATTACTTGGAAGCTTATTTAAAATCTCCGGAGATTTTAATGTTAAAATAGGCTCTATAAACTCTTGAATACCAATGGATATTTTATATTGCAAACTACCTCGTAGTTGGGGATTTGCAGTGACTCTCTCTGGCTCTAGGTTAATACACTGAGCAAAACGCAGTAGTATCTTTTTGTCCTGCTCGTGCAGGGAGATAGTCATATTAAACTTATCTGCATTGGTTCTTTTTACAATGGATCCATCTGCGTGAAGTAATCCTAAAAAATAGGCTTTCTCCGGCGTATTGATCTCTTTGAAATAATCAATCTGAAGAGTTCTGGTTTTTTGCTTTCGTTTAATTCCAGCTAATTTTGACTGAACAAGAACTCTATTGACAGCCCTGTAAGGGAGTCGTAGTTCTCTTGCTGTTCCTGAGATTGATCTTATTTTTAGATATGTATTGATTATAGTTATCTGCTGATTGTCTATTACTTCGGCCTTAGAATTTTTCATCATAGCTAATGTTTAGTATTGTTTCTGCTTTCGCACCTATTATAATAGGAACTAAACCTTTAAGAGTTTCCAGCATATAGAAAGGTTTTCTAATGCAATATTACTATTACACGAGACAACGGGTAGTTTATCATTGTGATTCCACGATTTGCTTCGTCAGTGCGGCCAAAGAAAATGTTCAACAAGAAATCTTGAAGAAGATTTACAGTAATAGGACCATTGAGATACTGAATCCAAGAATCTTTCAATTGTTGGCGTACACCAGGACCTGTTTTTTGCCAGTAACCGTCTGGACCCTTAAGAGTAGATTTTTCACCGTAAACCAGTGCCCACTCCATGGATTTGTAAAGTTCATCAACCATCATAGCTTCAGCATATGGAAGGAACTTAGATACGGTTTTGGTAGAACCATTAGGATCGGTGCCAAGGAATTCAAAGCCAAGGCGGCCTTGTTGTCTCCACTTTTTGTTCAGAATAGTTCGTTACACTATTCTCGTTATAAACTGGCAAATTTATAAACGGCTCATGGTTTCCCATGAGAACAGACTATATCATCTCCTGAGAAGAGGAGGTTTCTGTTTCGGACCACTTGGCCCTACTCCCTTTGGGGGATAGTCGTTGAACTAAATTATAATGGACAGTACTTACTCAAGATATAAACTCAAGGTAAGTCATTTCTCTTTTCGCGTAGTTACAGTGCCGACAAGCCGGAAGAACGTTATCGTGAGTATAACCTTTGTTTGGATCTACTCGATCTATTCCCTGATACGCGAAAGAGATTTGTTTGTTTCTACCATGTTTTTTGATATTCGCGGGCTGTACTCCACAATAATGGCAAGAAGATGTAAACAATTGATAACTTTCCTCTTGTGTTAGATTGAAAAGTATATTTCTCCTTTTTGCTTGCTGAGCGTAATCCATATGAATTAGCTTATAGAGCTCTTTGCTCTCTTTGTTTGCCCAGTAGAGTTTGTGTGCACATTTTGCGCATGAAAAACCTAAATTTAATTTCTCAGATATTTTTCCGAGATTTAGGTAATCTCATTTGTCAACTGTTCTTTGAACTCCACATTTACACTGCAATCTAAGTTTAGCCCTGCCTAGCTTATTCTTTACAATTCTTAGTAAAGTCCAATCTCCTTTTGTTTTTGGTAGATGTTCCATTTTATAATTTAGCTGCTGATTGCCCATTGTTTCATACTTAGGATTGTTACTTGTAAAGTACCTAAGTCTTTAGGGGTTTCCAGCAATTAAGAAACTTCTTCGATATATATTTCTATATAAAGGGCCTAAAGTTAAGCCTTATCGGTTACTTCGATCTTCTGAGCAAAAGCGCCTAATTGGCTAGCAAGTTCAAAGATGTTTGGGTACTGTTGGGTACCGAATACTCCGTTTGCTTCAGAGGCAACGGCTGTTGATACTTTATCAAAAGCACGACCCGCAGAAAGATACTTAGGATCCAAGAATTTAGTTGGATCATCAGTCAAAATACGAAGAGTATAGATAGTTCCAGTACCATCAGTAATCTTATCCATTACCTGAAGGTTGAAGTCATTGTCTTCACCTTGGATAACATCAGGATGCTGATAGTAATCAAGATCTAATTTAACACGGAAAGGTGTTTGATTCAAACCTGGAGTCAGATTTGAAGCCTCTACATTTTCAAGTACACGAGCTGATTTGCGCTCTGCACCTTGAAGCCTCCAGCGAACTACTTCACTTTCAACTTCGAGACCTCCGTTTGTTCCCATGCCAGTAAGGCTAAGGAAGGGTTTAATTTTAAAAAAGTCGGAACCAGATGAAAAGATTTTCATAAGAGCTCCTGGCAGGTAAGATGGTTTGCCACCGTCATAGGCCTGCGCCAAATAATCGGAATCAATGAAGGAACCTCCAAAGGAATCCCACTGTTTAATGATTAAGGAAGATTGAGGATTTGCCATAGTTATTATAAGTTCCACAGAACAGAATCATCGGTATTAGTCTGTGGAGGTTTTGTTGAGGCACGTTGGGCCTGTTTTGGGTCAAGAGTCCTACTTAAGGCTTCTTGGAATTGTTGGGTTGCTTTTGTTTTCACCTTACGCTCAAGCCTCTCTAAAGAGAAGCCTGCTGAAGGATCGTATTCCAGTAATAGATCAGCTAGTTGGGCCTGATGCTCAGGATTAGCTAAAATAGAATTGATGGCTTGGTTAAAGCCAGTACTAACTCCAGAAGGAGTATTTATTGGATCAAAGAAAAATGCTTTGACCTTATTTCTTCGTTGTGGATGAACGCTTGGGGAAGATTCAATCGCCGCAGCCAATGCTTGTGTTTTTGCCTCAGCTTTTTCACGAGCTATTCTATCACTTTCTTTCAATGAAAGTAATTCTGCATCTTGCTCTTGTTTTCGTAATTCCTGAAGTTCTGCATAAGAAAGATTTGCCTCCTCAGCTAGATCTTCTGGAACTTCAGCTAACCGTTCAACTATTTTATTTATGCGTTCGTCAGAGTAATTAGACGTTTTCTTTAGTGCTAAAAATACTGCCTCTTTTTGTCCATCAGTAGTCGTTAGATCTACGTTCATTAGAGGATCGACACCATACCTTTCAAGAAAAGATTTGATATCCTGTCCACCGTTTAGAGCGTAGTCTAATACAGACTTGAACTCTTGAGGAAGAGAGGCTGCTAGTGCTTCAGCTGCTTTTTCAACCTGACGTTGTTTTGTGTAGGAAAATATAGTCTCTAACTCAGCTGGTGTTCCTTTAAACTCAAAGTTTTCAGGAAGCTCTACTAACTCATTTTCGGTCAAAAATTCAACATAGGCTTGAAGTTGAGCATCTCCTTCTTCAGGGGGTTCAACGACAGCCTCTTCAGGATCGGTAGGTGGAGAATCCACAATATCAATGTCTTGAGGATCAGCTGGTGGCACAGGTTCTACTGGTGGTGTGTCTGCTAGCATCGTAGCTAGAAAATCATCATTATTTTGCATACAAAGATACGAAATTTAAAATTTTTTGTCAAGTTTTTTACAAACTTTCGATTTTTTGTTATAGCCCTATGTTTTTTTAGAGGCCTTTTTAGCTCTTTCTTTGATCTCTTTTTCGCGTAATTCCTTATCTTGGGCTAATTTTTTCTCTTCAATATCTAGTTTACGAGAATCATTTTTAGCATCATTTAGGAACTTTTGTACTTCTAAGGGATCGGGAATTCCATTGTTATCTATATCTAGATCTTGTTGGAATTTGAATACCTCTATTTGCGCTAGTCTTTCTTTATGCTCATGTTCTAGTTGTTGCTTCAAGAGTTCAAATTCTTGTTGAGCCTTTTGTTCCTCTTTTGAAGCCTGAAAAGCTGCTTGTTGATTCTCACTCTCTCTTGCAAAGGTAGTCTCCTCTGACTGTTTGATTGCGTGTTTCAATTCTGCTACTGAGTTACTTTCATACAGAGTAATAAGATCGGAGAATGTAGCTCTGTTTGTATTTAACAGACCATCAGAAATTCCCTTCAAGGCCTGGAACATTTCGTGCTCTTTACCTGAATCTGTCACAAATATACCGAGATCGCAGTCTAATAATTCATCGGCATCCATCTCAAGGGTTGCTAATGATAGATCATCTAACACATATTGTTTTATTATCTTCTGACCTTTCCAAGCGTACTTAGCAGTATATACCAAAGAAGAAAGGATCTTTTCCCAAAGTTTTGCATGTGTCTGAAAGTAGATTTCAGTTATAAGCGCTGACATCATTATGTTCGACTGAGCATTTGATACTGCTTCAGTTGGAGTAGTTTGTCCTTCCCTCTGTCTGGAGACACCAGCTACTTCAGAAATTTGAGCATCAATAGCCGATAGTATACTAATGTAATTTAGTATATGCTGCATATTTGACATGTCTGCAACACCAGTAACCTTGCCTCTCTGACTTTGCCCTGGCATATCCCCGTTAGCTAATGAATTATAGAGATCTATATTCATACGCTTTAAATAGTAGAGTGTTTTCTCTAAGCCTATCTTTGGATCCACCATAGATATGTCAAAAGGAAATACCTTCCCTTGATCTTGCGCAATTAGCTCTTTAAGCTTATGCATTACTATAAAGTAAAGGTATTGGAAAGGTTTCATTCTATCCATAAGAGAGACTGAGCCCGCATTCATAGCATTATATATAATACCATGGTATCCTAGGCTCACCTTGTATGGATTGTCAACAGAACGATACTGCAGCTCTTTTGGACCTATCATCGTGTAGATGTTGTGCCCAATCTTTGTGCCTGTCCAAACTTCAGGAATATAGTCCCAATTTAATTTATAGAAAACACCATCAACTTCCCATATAAAATACGTAGTTTTAGCACCATAAGCTCTGGTTACTACTTCTTTAGTATAGATAGTAGGGATCTCAAAATCTTCAGAAACCATTTTAGATTCTGTCTCCCCAAATTCATTTTGATACTCTATAAATCCAACCTTTCTTTGGGATACCCATTCAACATGGGAAACTAGTATATCTTCTGTGTTACGTTTGCCGTAACTACCATGGTCGGCTGACTCAATATCAAGAATAGGGTCATAGGCTGAGTTACCGTATTTAGCGGTGGCACCCATAGTGAATTCCCGCACTGGGTTGGTTGTGCCTGTATTTGTATCCAATTGCTCTTTCTGATCTTCTGAAAGATACTTACCATAACGATCAAGTACTTCTGATACAGTCATATAGGTTTTATACCCCGCATAAAGTGAATCTTGGATCCACTTTGTTTCAGCGCTCTTGTGGCAGAAGAATCCTAATGGATTAACCACGGTTATTTTTGGTTCTCCATTCTCTGTTCCTACATACACAATCTCTTCTCCAGCAATTAGAGCATGCTTGAATGTATCTACCTTTAGATCTTTTATATCTAAAGCTCTAGAAAAATACTGTAAGAGAGCCTGGGTCAGTAATTCCCTACGCTCACGATAATCATATCGCATGTATCTAGAAACGTCTTTAGGATCTATTAACGTATCTTCACTGTCCTCAGGCATTAAACCCATGGCAGTTTGCTTTGCATCTAGAAGTACCTTTTCAATATATTGTTTGAACAGTGTGTCCCTATAGAATAACTTTGATCTTACGCCTTCACTATTGACCAGAATGGCTCTATAATTGAAAGGACGTTTTGTTAGGTCCGAAAGTAAGATCTGTATCTTATTATAAGTTTTATTATAGGGCTGAATTGTGTCTTTAAATTGGCCAACATCTAGTCCTAATGGATTACACTCTCGTTCGAAATCGGCTTGATTCAACTCATTATTATAGAGTTGATAGTTTGATAATTTTCTTTGGTAGTCCGACGTTGGCGCGTTTATAACTCCTTGACTTGTTGGCGTGTAGCTAAGTATGGAATCAATAACCTCTTTAGCCCAAGCAAAATTATTTTTAGACTTCGCTTCGTAGGACTGTCGTTGTTTGGGTAAATTGAACATTAAATAATCTATTATTATTTATAATAAGCCGATCAAGGTCTTTTTCTAACTGAGAAAACTCTGCCTGGTGAAAAACCTTACGTTGCTCTAAATTTGATAACTCTTCTAGTCCTAAGATACATCCTATAAGGGATGAAACGCGGTCGAAGTTACCGTCTAAGTTGTAAGCTATTAATTCTTGTAATAGTGCTGGATCTGGTATTAAATCCAAATTTCTTTTTCCATCTCCTCGATCCTCTAGTAAGAAAGATCTAACATATTGAAGGGCCTCCCATTTTACTTTATCGTTTGATAATGGATACCCATAGACTACTTGAGGAGATCCCTCAAAAGCAGCCTTTCGATTAAATATCGTAACTGGTTGTCTGGCTAGGAGGTCTAAACGTCTTATCTTCTCAAAATAATCTTTTACGTTACCTACGTTATTCTCAAAGTATATCTTTGCATTTCCATAGAAAAGAGAGAGTTTATAGAGAATTTCGTTCACTTGATTTTTACCAAGGTAAGGGCGCCCTATGTAGGTCGCAACTATCTCAGAGAATCCGACAGTTGATGGGTACTTGTTTGTCTTGATAACATATATAGAGGCTAAAGAAGTTCCACTTTGCCCATCATCTTTATAGGGGTCACACCCTATTATATAGGCGTCTTTTGGCACAGCACTGTCTATAAGTTTTGGAAGTTCATACAGTATAACCGCTCCTTCTAATTCTTCGCCTTCATAAGGAAACTTGTTGATGGCTGTGAGTTTTTCATTAATCTCGTAGTTTACTCCATTATAAACTTTGGCGTCTGGGTCAAAATATAGGACTGCCTTCTTTTCTAAGTAATCCTGCATTTTGTGGGTTTGAATCTCAGACAATCGTCGCCTTAATTCAGCCGTAGGAAATATGTTAGCTGTCTTAGTTAAGAACATTTCGGAAGGCACAATAGGACGATATTGCATTTCCTTGTTTAGTGCTTCAGACCCACCAGAATCTCCAGCTTTCTTTTTTCTTACATTTATAAGGGCCTTTCTCGCTGCATCTATATTAGACACACCTGTTTCTGGGTCCTTATATTCATTGAGTACTTCATAAGCTGGAAGAAAATAACCTATCTTACCTCTGTGCTCCCAAGTATCTTCAAAAGCTAATATACCATATTTATCTGGTTCATAAAACATCTCGGCGGCATCTAAAGTACCACGGGTCATGTCACCACCGGTACCAAGCATCATAAGCATGCCTGTCTTTCGTAGGCCGTTTCTAAGGTTATCCACAGTGTTGGCATACACATCTTTTAGGCCACTAAACATACCCGCTTCTTCTAAAACTAGTAGTAGTGGACGAGTACCTTGTGCTGCAAAGGAATTAGCTGCGAAAGATCTATGCTTTATAGATGATTTAGAGCCCGATACTTCCCAGGCTCCTTGCTCCTTCTTTTTATATTCGGCAATGATCTCCTTATTTACTTCCCAAGATCCCTTATATCTTTTGGAGAATGGGGATGGGTATGTACGATCATGCAAAGACTGTTTTCCTGGTAACTGGTCAAAAGCGTCTCTAACCTTTTTTAATAGATCGGCGGATCTGTCCGACTTTTCAGCTCCTACTAAGAGTTCGACTGGATCGGGATATTTACGAGTAAATTCATTATAGACAGTTGCACCATCCATTAAAAAATTATGCCCAATTAAACTTGAAACCATGTAAGACTTGCCGGACTCACGGGAGCCTAATAGCATGAAATTCTGCAATGGGTTCTCAAATAACGCCCTTCCAAGAGGTTGTTCATAAGTTTGGAACAAAGCCTTTCTAGCTGGGACATATGTTTTCCTTTGGCCTGTCGAGGATGACATAGTATTAGGGTGATACAACATCAATATATCATCCGTTATATCTTCGTCTAACAATATTACATTTGATGAATATTCATCGTCATCAGCAAATCCAGAGAAACCCCTAGCCTCAGTATAGTAATTAAAGAATCTATACTCAACATCCCTTAACCAGGGCCGATCAAAGGTCTTTAAGGCTGATCCTTTCTTATTCAGTCGTATAGTATGAAAGTTTACATAATAGTAAAGGGCCGGCGGAATATACATCCCACTGGCCCAAGCACCTTCAATACACTTTCTTCTTTGTTCTCTCCAAAAATTTTTGTAATCCACCGAGAGGGGGTGGTATTGTGGTATATCTTTGATTACCACATCTGTTGCTTTAAGCATAGTCCATAGCCGGAGGAGAATATGGAGGAGTTCTATCCAAATTAGTTAGCGCAACATCTGATAAGATCAACATGTTTGCTGCTGAAACAGCGTTTGTGACCGCCTGTTCTACGACTAATAAAGGATCAATAATTCCTCTGGTCTTTAAATTGTCAAATTCTAATGTCCTAGCATTATATCCATACTCAGGATCATTTTTGTCTGTGATTTTTTCTATGATTGCCTCAGCATTCCTACCAGCATTATTTATAATAACCCTAAGAGGCTCTTTTAATGCGTCTGTAAAAGCTTGTGTGATAGGATTATCCGATTGGAGTTCTTCTGCTACCCATAAAAGAGCAGTACCACCTCCTAACAAGTAACCTTTAGCAACAGCTGCTGAGGTAGCTCTAAGAGCATCATCTACTCTATCCTTTACTTCTTTTTGTTCTGTCTCGGTGGGAGCCCCAACATTAATAGATGCTACTTTTGCATTTAGATCTGCTAACCGTTTCTGATACTGAGTTGTCATGTAAGCATTTTCACTGTTAGCCAAATGCTCTTGAACAATCTTTACTCGATCTTCTATCTCAGCTTCATTTCGGACTGGTTCTACAAAAATAGTCTTATCTTTTGTTACTATTATCTTTTCAGCTCTTCCTAAGTAGTGCTTACCAAAATCTGAGTTTGGCGCATTGTTACTTAGAATTTTTGCTGAAGTAAGAGCCGCAAGATCTTTTAAAAGTTCAGCTCGATTCTCTCCAAATGAAGGTCCTTCAACAGCTGCTACTCTAACAGTTCCTTTGAGTTTATTTACAGCCAAAATCTGAAGTGCATGTCCATCTATAGAATCACAAAGAATTAAGAGGGATCTCTTCTGTTCATGTGCCATCTCTAGTATAGGAACAACATCTTCCAGCGTACGTAGTTTATTGTCAGTTATATAAATAAGTGGCTTTTCTAATACTGCTTCTCCTTTTGCTGAATCAGTAATAAAATATGGAGAAGCAAAGCCTTTGTTTATAGATACTCCAGGAACTAATTCTACTTCTGTTCTACCGGTCTTAGAATCTCCCAGAGTGATTAGGCCTTCCTTGCCAACATACTCAAAAGCTGAGTGAATTAAGCCGCCAATAACTTCGTCATTATTTGCTGAGATTGTAGCGATCTTTAATATATCTTCAGAATCAACAGGAGATGCCTTCTTGGTTAATGATAACCTTGTTTTATGCAAGAGCTGCTCAAAAGCACGCTTTATATCAATAGGTTGATAACCAAGCTTAACTAGTTTAAGTGCTTGCTTTACTAAGGCGGCGGCAATTACTGTTGAAGTAGTTGTACCATCACCAGCAAGAGTGGCAGTCTTATCAGCGGCCTGTCTGATAATAGACGCAGCCATATTCTCTGTTGGATCTTCCAAGGTTACATGAGAGGCAACCGTGATACCATCCTTTGTTACAGTAATAGCACCATATTGAGTCTCTATAATCACATTCTTACCCATTGGGCCTAAGGTAGACCCTACTATATCAGCAATAGTTTTAGCTCCTTGCAATAGTTTATCTTGTGTTACTTCTTTATACGATATTTCCTTTATCGGCATCGACATTTGTTAACTGCTTTAATTGTTCAATATTTAATGTTGTATCCTTATACCAAATACTAGGATGCTGTTTTCTCACTCTACCTAAGATCTGCATTTTTAAATTTGACGTGATAGAGTCCACATAGGAATCTAATTTATCAAATTCATCAGTTGGAATAGTAACTGCTATGGTTTCTTCGTATGGCCAAAGCGAGTATTTTATTTCAACTTTAATTTGCATCTTCAGGTGTTAGAATTTCTGTAGCTGTTGGAGTCACCCCTTCCGCTGGGATAGCTTTTTGACTTTCGGTATAGTGTAGCCAATTTTCTATGTCAGCATGGTGTACAAGATGTTGCAGATGTTCCTCTACCATTGATTTTCTATAATCAGAAAGGATATATTGTCCGAATGAAATAAGTTCGTTTGTCATTTAATTAAGTTTTGAATTTAATAGTTTTTCTTGTAACATATCCAATAAGGTAATTACAGAAAATGATAATCTCTGTCTCAGATTTTGGGCATCATTTTGGTAACGGATAACTTCGTATAAGCGTGTAATGTAATTAAAGGTATCACTCCATTGCTGTAAAGTCATTTCTGCCTTTGCTATTGGCTCAGCCTTTGCCCATTCCTGCCCAGAAATTATCCACGGACTATTTTCGATAGTCATGTTGTTTAAATGTGTAATTGTTGCTGAGCCTGGATATATTGTTTTGCAGCTATTACTGTCCGTGCTTGTGGTTATGTAACTACCCTTATTTGTTAGTGTATTTGAAGTTGTTGTGTCTTCCTTCATTGTCGCGAAGGGATTCTTACCGGTGCTTGAACCACCTTTATTAGTAAACATATGTTCCATATTATAATTGAGTAGATAGGATTGGAGCTACTGGAGTATCTTCAGGTAACTCCTGAACTTGTATACCACCATCAGACCCACCTAATAATTTTAGTAATGTTTCTATTGATGCTTTTATATAATATTCTTCTGCCTCAGTTCCAAATGTAATGGCTGTTTTTCTTCGAAACTTTATTGGAAGTTCTTTCTCTTCTAAGGGTCGCATTGAAACGACTCTAGACAGATCAAAATAAAACGGAATCTCATATAACTGCGAATGATCTTGCCCAGTCTCATCATGAGTCCTAAGCATTGTTGTTTTTACTCACATCATAAAATAAAGGAAGATTTACAGTTAGATAATGATAGATATTCTCATAAGACTTCATCTGATATTCAGATATGGTGATAGATCTAGAAAGATGGGACATCAATGTTCCTTCGTTGTATATATTTAATTCTAATCTCATAATTTATAAATTTACCCATAGTTACTCCGTCTTTAGGCCTTCCTTTACTCAGCCAGTAACGATTACCTTTCAGATATCCCTAAAGCCACGGTATGGGTATTAGAAGAAATAGTAGGATTCGAACCTACAGAGAGCTGTAATTTCACTCGCCACCGCCGCCATTATCACATCAACCCTCTATTACAGAAGAGGGCATTTAGTGCCTGGACGTTTGGTCTTTCACCTTGTCTTTCTTGGTGGCTACTTTCCCAAAGTATATTTCTAAACCAACGACATCAAACCTTGTAACATTATAGTCGTGTTGTTACGTCTCTCTTAGGGTGTTCTTTCCCCACACAAGGTATGTATTCATAGTCTAAGCTATGGTTTCTTCGAGACTTTTATTTCTTTCCCATTGTTATTTAAACGTGAGGACGGGAAGTCCGGCGTTCCTTTTTACAGGACACACTTACTATCATGCTTATTTGAATAGTGGGCCTTGGGCAGGCCTTTGCAAGGGGGACAGGACTCGAACCCGTATCATCTGGTTTTGGACACCAGCTTCCGCAAATTTGAAGTTTGCTTTCGTCTCCTAACGAATAAACCCCCCTGTGTTAAAACTCAAAATGAGTGCCTGGGGGTAGGGGCCCTACTTTACAGCGGTGCCCCCAAAGGTCCCAGGTAATATATTCCACATATAATAGTGTGGCGCTAGTTTATCTATGATATTTCGCTTGGAGATGGCGAGAGTCGAACTCGCGTTTTAGAATCCATCAAAATAGGACAGTATTACAGGTTTTAAGATATTGCTATCTAAGCGTAAACTGTACTAACTACTTCAATTTCTACCTCTTGAGGAACAAAGCGGGTAGAGTTCTTTGGCACTAAAAGTGCGGGCTCAAATGAGTTGTCATTTATATTTAAAAGTGTTTAACGTCAATGACGACCTGAGTCCTAATTTCGATGCGCCGATCCTAATCAAAGCCAGGCATCCCCGTGAGTGGTAGGATTATGAATCCACAGACCTAAAGTCCCCACCCTATAAATTATATATCTCCCTTTTCAGCTAGAGATTCTTCAATGTCTCCATGTGTTTTAGCTTGTCTTTCTTTCAAGAGCTTCTCTGAAATAGACTCATACTGATCCCAAAGTTTGGGTGTATTTGCTAATAACTTATCCTTCATCTCATACGTTGTTTCATTATAAGGAACAGAAGCTATGAAATCATCTCTTTCGTGGAGAGTTTTTTCCCAGCGCATTAGAGCACGCTCAGCTTTTGTTAGAACCTTTTCCTCAATAAGAGTTAAGAGCTCAGTATAATCATCCCAAGAGAATGAGGGATCTCTTTCTAGGAAATCCTGTTCTATCAATGATCTTCTCTCTAGTGGAGAGAGTTCATAGAGTTTAGAATCAGGGTGCGCGTATAAGAATAGCGCTCATAAATATTTTGATTCTATTTCCTTAGTAGGCGGAAGTACTATCGCCACCATTGGATTAGAGGCATGAAAATCTCTGGAGATATCAAAACTATTGATTAGCGTCATCAACTGGTTTAGCTTGGAGAGACTCCCTGAACTTCTTAATCAATAAGATTATTTCCTCGATAATAGCTACCACTTCTTTCCAGTGGAATAGAACATTCCAAAAGTTAACCTTACGAAGTAGTTGTGGAGATAGCTTGCTCTCAATAAAAAGCAGCCTATTTACAGATTCTTGAGCTACATTCTTTAGCTGCGCAGCCTGTTCTTTTGTAAGAGCAAGCTCCTGCTCTAATTTAGCTACCTTAGAAATCTGTGCTTGTTTGTTTGCGTTATAAACCTTTGCCATATAATTAAATTATTGCCTCTAAATGCGAGGTAGGTATAGAGATCTTACCATCGAACAATAAGACCTTTGATGATCGATCAGTGAAAAATTGATAATTAGGTGAAACTGACATCGGATTAACCAATACTCTATCACCAACAGCTAGCGTGTAGCCTTCATCTTTTAGAAGCTTCAGAGCATAGTCGGATATATCTATCACGGTACCCTGAGCTAAATAGGGCTCGTTAGTTACCCTAGCCTTTAACTTACCCCCATCAGTCTCTTCAAACTTCACGAATGGGACTTCAATACCAGAAGGTAGTGTTGTATTTGAATCTTCTTTATCTAATTGAATTAGAATCCTATTACCCAATAATTTCATTTTGTTCTATAGGAGATTTAGTGAGAGGTTTAATATGGTCCATTAGAGCCTTTGCAGTAAGAAGCTTTAGATCCTTAAGTTCAGGATCTGCTTGAATCTTCTCTAAGAGAATTGTTAGAGTCTGTATTGTAGTAAGATGAAGCTGATGCTGCTGCATCATATACTGCATATCTGATAGTGCTCTATTATACTTTGCTGATGTTGACATATATCTTATGTGTGCCAGGAACCAAATCGTTCCCTAAATTTTCGTGATTTTCTATATTCATAGACCTGGTGTCTCAACTTCCAGGCGTTAGCTAATAACTTCTTATAAGACCCATCTGGAAACCTTCTCGCCTTATTTATCATTGTTCTCATAGCCTTGTTAAAAAGGTGAGGTTTTAAGTACAGCGATCCGAGGTCCTCTAGTCTGAATCCTACATACTTCCAGGTTTTATAATTCTCATTTATAATATGCCCTTCGAACATAATTACCTTGTGTACCACATCTATAGGCAGATTTAGGGCTTCTGCTGTTTCTTTAATCAGCGGGTCTATAGAGTAGGTCAATTCGTAAATCTTCATGCTTCAGTAGTTTCTTTATAACTGGATTAAAGTCTATAAAATTATCCTCATCCCTAATCAAATACCCTTTATTCACCATAGAAGTGATCTTCTGAGAGAGAGCCTGTTTAGTAACAGTAGGTACATAGAGTGCCGCTATCATCTTTCTAGCCTTTGTAGAGAAGGGATAATACCTTTCCTTTGGAGGTAAGTCCAAGAACTTAGCTAGTAGCGCAGCTTCTGAATCTAACAGATTCTTGCCTTTAGGTGCTCCGTAAGATATAAGCTTTAGAGCCCTATAGTAGTAGTCTTCTGTAGTAGAAGCTGTTATATTCATTCTCATATAAACTTAATTTAGTACAAAGATACAACATAATTGAGCCAAATCCAAATAAATTAGTAATTATTTTCTAAAAAATGTTAATTTTTTTCGCTCAAGTTCCCCGCTGGGGATGAGCGGTAGGTGAGCTCAGGGGAAGACATAGCTATGCCCTACCGTTTTCCAGGGCGAAAAACGGTTTTGGCATTTATCTAAAGACTTAGAAGTTAGCAGTCCTACCTCTTTTTTAGGAGAGGTTACCCCACATAAGCGAAAATAATGTGCCCTACTAGAACACTTATGATACTAACAACTCTATTTCTTTTAGATATTTTCGCAACTATCGGGGACAATTGGCTGCTCTTCGCAGTTATAACCCGACGTCTGAACCCAGGACTATTTTTTGCATTGATGTCTGAGGGCTGATCTGTAGTCTAGTTCTACAGGTTGCTGTAAATTACTAATTGGCAGTAATATGTTCATAAACTGAATGTAAGAGGGACGGTTCAATTTGAAACCATTCACCATTAATTCTATAATTATGATAAACTGTGTGTAAGTGTGCTTCAAGTTCTTTAGAACCCGGAATAGTGAACAATATACGTAATCTGTAGGGACATCCTGTTTGAAGACCTCTTAATCTTCTTGCTGGGTCTTTGGAGAAACCTATTTTCATATATTGATAATCCTCGGTAACAATGAAGTAAATCAACTTATTTGTAATTTACCACAAAGATACAACATTTAAAAACAAATGTCAAGTTTTTTGGCAAAAAAAAGTTTTTTTTTATAGCCCTATCTATTTTTAAGTGTAAATTAGAGTGTATTTTTGCCTAAAATCTGGTTCTTCAAGCTGAAATAAAGCAGCCTCAAACACGATTTCCATGCTATTTCCATACACCTTCACTATATCCTGCTCTAAAACATTAGTGTATTTTAACACAATCTGTGTACCTTCCTTTGTCACATTTAGATAAGCCAATTCCTGTGGCTTATTCTTCTTGTGTAGAGCTAGAGGGAGTTCATAAAAGAGTTCGTCTGTGGTGGACATATTACCCTGGGCTTTAAGTGTGAATTCTCTTTTTTCTTACCGTATCTAGGATGAGCGTCCGCTAACGCTCTTAGTGTTTCAGGATTATCTGCCAACTCCACATAACCAAAGTGGCCCCGTACAATAAGGGTTTTTGCTACTAGGTTCTTCCAATCCTGGACGTCTTCCCTATAGTTAGCCTTTAATGCCTCATCCTGTGTTGTATGAAATCTACCATTCCTATCGTAGACACCACAGACTGGCGTTATTTCTTTGTTATACATTTTATATTACCTTTATAAATAGTTTTTGATATAAGCTGAATAGCGTGCCTTAAATCTACGGCCTGAAACCTATAGAACGGATCCTTTACTAAGATCTCGTCACCATCCATATAGACTCTCCACTGATAATCCTTGTGAGGAAGCTGCTCCCCTAACTCAATTTCGTATAGATTAGCCTTAGTCTTGATCTTGTTCGACATGTGTAATATGTTTTTCTTCTATTAAAAAATCTCCTATACGCCAAGGTTCCTTTGGATCATAGCTAAAATAAGCATATCCATACCTCTTTACAGTTATAACTTTACCATCTAGTACAATCCTAACTGGCTTATTCCAATTTATCTTAGATCTGTCCTGTGTTACCATCTTCTAGTTCTTTTCTGCTATCCATTCCATTATTCTATTAACTGAAATTTGTCCCTCTCCTTCATATAGAAAGGTCAGTGGATCTTCTTCAGATTTTAAAAAATCTATAAGTAATCTTATTAGTTCATCTATTAGTTCTTCTCTCATATTAACAAGGTTTACAAGTTTTTTCATCGGATATAGAAGATACAAGATCTAATAACATCTCCTTATACTCAGGTCTTAGCATGCCCCTTAAAAGAGCCTCATATTCACTAACTTTAGGCCTATTATAAGAACTAGAACCTGGAACATACTCTTTCTTCCAAGTATCAAAAGCGATATCTGAGATGATAGCCTCTGCCTTTGTAGAATGAAACTTACCTGACGAATCTCTATATCCACAAACTTCTGTAATCATTTTCTTTATAAATTTAAACATTATCTAATATTCTATAATAAATAAACTCTGAGTTATTTTGTTGCCAAGCGTGAAAACCAATACCTTTAAACTGTCCTTGTGTGACCTTAGCTGTTCCTAAATACCCTTCTCCAGGTTTATATCCTTTATCATACTTCTTCTCATCATATGGATTCCAACCACAAAAATAATACCTATCTTCATGCTCCATATATACCTCAATAGAAGTGCGCTTATTTGGTAAGGGGTAGATAAGTCTGCTTTTAAAATTATCCTTTAGTTCCATTATCCCATTCTATAGTCTTCTTCAAGACTGTGTTGTAGCCCTTAAATTTCATATTTACTTTTCTCCTTGAGAGTTAAAATGACACTATAAGTACTGGTTTCTTTATTGAAACCATCTCTTCAATCATATTCCTAGATCCAGACGACTTACCATCCCAGAAAACTATGGCAGCATCCGCATAATTTGCCATCTCTCTATTTCTAATGTGTCCGGCAGCCTTTCCATGAAGATTCCAATTAGCTGGGAATATCTTAAGTTTTATATCCTGATTAGCTGCTGCTTGTTCTCCAAGAGAATCAGCTCCTTTGGCATGTCCTGAAACTATTTCCTCTAATCCAAAAGACTTTATTTGGTGTATCCATTAACGCCTGGTCGTCAAACGATCTGGACCCTGCTACTATTACTTTCATACTATTAATTTTGTTATCCGTGAACGTAGTTTCCTTACTTGTACTATACCTATTTGCGAATAGAACTTTTCTGGTGAGTGAGAGTCGTTCTAGGATGGTGTTGAAGTCTACGTCAGGATTTGCTCATGCGTAGTCGCCCACAATATTAATAAGTTTATTATTCATGTTAAATTTTTTTTCGTTGCGGGAGTAGGATTCGAACCAACGATCTCCACCATATAAGAGTGGTGCTTTAACCTTGCCTCTTAGAAATAGAGTCTAGAATCTTTCTAAGGCCTTAATACCGATATACTT